ATATAATGACTGGTGAGTCTGTTGGGAAGAACTGACCTTCATCATTCTCAAGCACAATATTCCAATCAGCAAGCATCTCGCAGAGAAGGTCCATCTTCTCTAAGTTGCCCATTGTCCTGTTGCGTCTTTGGTCAATTAAGTAGATCTTACCTTCCTTGATTCCGCCTAAAGTCATTACAGTCCAGTCGTTCTTTTCACGCAAACCGGCACTGAGGTCAATGCCGACACCTAAACAGTCGTAGTCTTCAGGCACATCACTTTTAACAATTAAGTCTGGTGAAATGCCAACGTCTGTAGACTTAACTGCGGTGTTTAAATATTGATAGGCAAACGCAACACGGTCTTCCATCTTGCGTTCGTTTAAATATTTCATTGACCAGAACTCTGGCCAATACGAACGCTGCCTACCTTCTTCGTCTGTTATGACTGCTTTTTGAATGATTTGTTTCCAGTTATTCTTGGGAACAAAAAGTGTTGCGTGAATATCGTCAAAGTGGAAGCGGGTTCCCAAACAGATTGCCCTCGCACCTTGAAACATGGTCGGAGCGATAACGTTTGACCACGTCTGTTCCATTTCACGGCGAATGTCAGGATTGTTGATTGACGCAGCGGATTTAATAGGGTCATCGATAAGTACCAGCTGCGACCGTTTGGAGGTGATGGCACCCTTAAGGCCCCCACACGCAATGGTGAAAGCTTCTTCACCCGCCGTGTCAATCCCCGCAAAGTCATAGTCAATACTCCAATATTCGTCTGATCTTTTTATCTTTGACAATCTAACCATAGGAAAGATTTCTCTGTATTTATTAGATGTCAGAATACCTTTGATTGTGGCTGATTTTGCACGACTGATGTCCACCATATAAGCGATGTACAAGATTCTCAGCATTTTCTTTGCAGCTGCATGTCGTCCAATCATCCAGGCAGCAAATAAACCAAGGACAGTGCTCTTTGCAGATCCCCGTGGTGCGAGGATCGCTGTGTTTGGTCCGCCGATTCCCATCAAACATTCGCTATCTATTCCTGTACATAGTTCGTTATGCCACTCCAACATATGATTTGCTGGAGCTTTCCCCATTGCGACACAGAAATCTTTGAAGTCGTCTCTTGCTCTTAGTATCTCTTCGCTTGGAGGTTTGACAGTAACCTTAGTTGCTGTCATCAATGCTGATCTTTTATACGCTAGTGCTGCACTTGCAATTGCCATTGGGGTACACCCTTTAGCTTCATTCTATCTAATGATTGTTAGATATTGGTGTGCTCCTCTAGGTGCAGATCTCCAAGCAGCTGCTTTACCTTTTGCTCGGTTGCGGTTGCTTCTTCTGTTGCCTTGAGAAACGCCACTACGAGAATACTCTTTACTTGCCTGTTCCGCTTGTGCATCCTTTGCAGCGGCTAATCGTCTGCTGTAATTCTCTACTGATTTAAACCGATCAGAAGCGAGGCCCAAATCTCTACTGTATTCAGCAGCTTCTAATGCTCTTGCTCCTGTACCAATATCAACGTCTGGCATTCCAGGGAGTGCTTTTACTTCTGTATGCTGCAGCCTCAATCCATCTAAACCAGCATCTAGGATGCCCGGCATCTCCTTTAGTTCAGGATCTTCTGGGCTCCAAGGAGTTCTAGTTACCTCAGGAGGTATCTCCGTTGGCGCTGTGACTGGAGCACCGTAGAACATTAGTTCACCTCACTATAGATCTTTGCCCATACAGCATTGATTGCATTTTCAATAGGCTCAGCAAACTGTGGATCATCTTTAAAGATTGCGCTCATTTCACGCATCACACGGTCAGCACCAGCGAGAATTAAACCTCGTTTGTCTGTCGTTTTATTCATCCGTTCGGATGTTTCGATGTGTGACCTAAGTTCTTTCTCTAATGACGCAAGGCGGGCAGCGCCGTCAGATCCTTTGATCTCTCCAGATGTAATTGCCATACGTAATTCCTGTACATCGGAATGCAAAGCAGCAATCTCACTATTAAGGATTTCACGCCTATTCAGTTTCTTAAATTTCATCTTGACCCAACGAGCCAGATCATTGAAACTACCTGAGTATCCAAGGATGCCGGAGTATACCCAAATTTCAATGACTGAAGGAGTTATCTCAGCAAATTCTCTGAACTCTTCTGACTCAGCGGCAGGTAATGTGTCCAGCCATTGGTCTACCACTGTGAGATAGACCTTACCTGTTTTGGCTTGTGTAGTAATAGTCATCAGAAAGACCTAGCGGCTGCACTTGCTCTACTACGCTCACGTCCTTCCTTACGTGCATTTATCTTATCTTGGAAATCGTAGGTTTTGCGTTCTTGGTCGCCACGTGCACCAATGTTCAGACGCTCTTCTTGACCCTTAACACGTTCTGTTTGCCGTGTCTGATCCCCACGAGTCGCTTCAAGTAATCTGTTTTCTTCACCTTCGACTCTCGTAGTTTTACGCTTTTCAATACCACGTACGCCTTCATTCATCCGCTCTTCTTGACCTTCAACACGTTTGGTTTTGCGAGTTTGGTCACCACGTGCGGCTTCAAGTAAACGATTCTGCTCACCCTCTACAACTGTGTTTTTACGCTGCTCGTTATATTCGTTGGAAGTGGTCTTGCGTCTCTGTTCGTAGTCAGCAGCCATGGTACCTAGCGCACGACCGTGCTCTTGGTTCGCAAATAAGTTCTGCAACTCATACTGTTTATCCATAGCACGCATACCGTATCCAAACTCTTCCTTACGAGAGTTAGATAAACCCATCTGCTCTAAACCGAAAGCGTGGTTCATCATATCTTTGGATAAACCAGCTTGATACTGACCCATACCACGTGACAGCATACTGTCAAAGAACTTGCCTAGCGTGTCATAGGCAAATGCATTCTTCATTGCACGACCTTCGTCGTCGTGTTCGTTTGGCTCGTAGCCGTAGATTGCATCCATAATGCCTTTGAAATTCATATATCCCGTACCCGTACCTGGCGATTGACCCTGCCCTTGACTCTGCTCTTGACTCTGCCCAGTTTGCTGAGTCTCTCCAGTTGCTTGAGAGGCTTGATCTTCAGGTATGTCCATCGTTCTTGCATTGCCTTGCTGCGCCCCTGTGACGTTCTGCTGCACAGCTTGATCGTATACATTAGGGTTTGTCACTGTGCCGTCTGCGCCAGTGTATGATGTTCTCCCTCCGGTTGTCTCATTAAATGTAGGACTACCACCGGCATACACTGTGCCTACAGGGTCGCCATATTGATTTTTTCCGCCAGGCGATTTCTTGTAGCGATCAATATAATCTTGCGTAAATTTCATCGCACTACTTACTTGGCATAATAACTACAACTATTCTACCTTTCTACAATAGGTGTATAAAGAATAAGTGCTATGGCCAGACAACCTTCCGATTACACTAAAGCAGCTTCGGCTGTTGTCCAGAATATGGACAGTGCGTATGACAGCTCTAGACGTAATAGTTTTGATCCAGGCAAAGTTGCTATGGAGATTAGCAACGCCAATGCAGCTAGGTATAAAGCTTTTATTCGAACTGCTGGTGAATTAAGTGAAACTAAGATTCAGAATGACTCGAAGATTAAGCAGTACAAAGATACAATGAAAGCTGCTAAAACAATTAAAGCAGACGAAAAACGTGGAAAATTTGCAGGTCAGTTAGCAGCTTTAGGAAATACAGGTATTGCTTACTTAAACCTCGACAAGCAACGAAAAGAAGACAAAGCGTTGAGAGACGCTGAGGATGCACGTCAGGAGCAAATGTATGAAGACATCAAAGAGAGACTAAGCAGACCTGTAGAAACGGGCGATCGCTACAGTCCTGAGCTTCTTAAACAAATTGAGGCAACTACGGGTATGGTCTTTAAAGACGGTAAACTTCAACTACCTTCTTCCGCTCAGTCCGGTACAAGTAGTACAGAGAGTGTGCCAATTACTCCTGATACCGGCACTACTACCGAAACGATCAAGCCTCAAGCTACTTCTGCTGAAGGGATTAGAGGTAAAGTCTATAACTACCTAACTCAAGACAAAGGGCTTTCTAAAAACAAAGCGTTAGGACTTATGGCTAATATTGACCGAGAAAGCTCCTTCCGTGTTGCCCCTCCCGGTGGAGACAATGGAAACTCCTTTGGTATGTTCCAGTGGAATAACAGCGCCGGACGTTCAGATCTAATGAAGCAGAATGTCCCCGATTGGGAGACCAACTGGAAGGGTCAATTAGATCACGCTTTGAGTAACAATCAACTGCCTGAGTACAACTCAGTTACGCAGAACTTTTTAAATCAAACGTTTGACTCACCTCAAGCTGCTGCCGACTACTGGATGACCCACTGGGAACGTCCAGCAGATCCTACATCCGGTAGCTCTAAGCACAGTACTTTCTTAGGCGGCTATAACTTTTAATTAAAAGCGTTATTTAAGCCACCAAGAAGCACAGAGATCATTTCACGCTGTGCCTGCCTCTCGTCACGGATGCGTTGATCTCTACGTGATGCCCTTTTCTCTTTTAAATCAAGCATAGTCAAGTAGTTGCGCTCTTCACGTGCCGCTGCTGTTTCTTTATCTTGACGTGCCAGAGCGTTGTCGTTTAGCAGCAGTTGGAGACGTTCGTTCGCAAGCCTTGCTTCGCGGTCTTCTCTTCTTTCGTCACGAAGTAGCTTTTCTTGACGCTTTCTCTCGGTTAGTACCTTTTGTTCGGCCTTGTCCCTATTGTCTGCAACTAGTTGCGTAGTAGCTCCAGCTAATTGTTGAGCACTGCTATTTCTAGACAGTCCTGCCACCTTTTCAATACCGCCTTCAGTACCTAACAAAGTACTGAGTGCACCGCCTCTAGCTTGATCACTTGCAATTCCGGCCTCGACGTCTGCTTTGCTCCTTCCTGTGTAATTTCCACCTTTTTCGGCTAAGTCGAGAAGTCCTCCCAAACGTACATTGTTCTTCGCAATCTCTCCTCTGTATGCTGCACCAAAATCTTCGTTTCTTTGATTTTGCGCTTCTGCCAAGATCTTGCCATCTTTGTTGGGGTCTTTGAGGACTCCTCCTAAGTTAAGCGTCAATAAGTCACCAACCCTTGCTCGGCCATTATCCCACCAACTCAAGTCGTTTGAAAAATTCTCTCCCGTAGAATTTAATCTATCTACGCTACCTCTACCAATAGATTTATCACTTGTGTAGTCTACAGCAGCGTTATATCCCCCTACAACTGTTGCTGCATTGAGAGCGTTTTGCCACAATGGTTTGCCGATTGGGTTGAAGTAATTTGCAAGCATTCCTAATGGATGAATGCCACCACCTGCTACGGGTGCCGCCTTTGCCACCTGAGGGCTGTACTTAACTAAGCTAGTTACGTTTGTAACCGGTTTAATAACGTTTGCAGCAGCCTTTGTTCCACCCAATCTTGTTAAAAGGCTACCGGCTTTCGA